ACTTATACCATACGCCGCTTTGAATAGTATAATCATAAATTATAGGATAATCATTTATGACTTGCCCTTTCAAAGTAAATATAGTAATATCTTCCCAAGTAGCAAAATTATCTTCTTGAGAACTGCGGCGGATGCATATATTACCTGAGTATAGATTAGTATCTGTAGAATAAAGTTTTAAACCTATTCTGCCTTCATCCTCTTCCAAATCTATAGATGTTAAACCATCCAATATATTATTTAAATTTGTATCTATTGTAACAATCTGCGCATTGATAGTTTCAATCGCACCTAAATTTACATTAAATAAAAATACTAGCGGTTCTGTAGGCTGGTATCCATTTTCTGTAATATAAGTAAATCTTATTTCATATTTAAGACCATCTACAAAGTTAGTCTTAAATGAATAAGCAAAATAGCTATCACTTAATTCAGTTTGAAAAATATCTCCGCTATCTTCAATTAAAGCATCATCTTGATATAACCTTACTCTACAAGATTCAAATTGTTCATTAGATTCAATTATTGTATTACTTAAACTTCCAAAGAAATCCAATTTAGTTAGGTTGTGAACTGTATCAGGATTATATTCTTGAGTTTTGTCTGTAGAGTCATAATCAAATATTGGAATCTGAAGTGCCATTTCTCCTATTGCTTTTGTATAACAAATAGTAGACCATTCAGAAAAACTATTTGAATATTCCTGCAACCAGGCGGCCTGTTTAGTAGTTCCACCTGGATAAGTTACTGTACTTAATCTAAGCTGAATTTTATATGTCCAACCTGGAATCCATCCAGTATATGTTGTTCCGTTAAGTGTTACAGATGACTTTAAATCATCATTATTTATTACTATATAATAGTAATTATCCCCTAAAGATTCATCCCTCTGGGGGATAAGGTTTAAAATAATACCTGTTGCTCTATAACGTCCATTAGGCACGTCATTAGCTGTATTTACAACTTTCACCCCATCTTTACGCATAATTGAGGCATGAACTGTTAATTGTGTACCATTGGGAATTACTGATAAAGATGAGAGAGAAAAGTAGACTTTTAATTGTGATTGAGATCCAGCAACAAAAGCAGGCTCAAAAGATTTTGTAATAGGCGGGTACAGTGTACGTGATGCCATATTCTAGTCCTCCTTTAATCTCTTAAATGTGCGGAAACGGGACCAATCCAATATTTCTTTAGACTGGTCCTCCGCATTTCTTTGTTTAATTTTTTGGTGGAGAGTGAGGTAATGACCTGAGGTCTTCCATAAGCCTTTCAACATATGAGTTTCCATCTTCCGCAACATAATCAGCATATCTTTTTTCGAGCGTATCTATAGTGAAATCATCTACCCACTGTTTTTCCATTAGTTCGTGATGTTTCTCAACTATCCAACCTTTAATATCATGCATATCTGATTCGGTAAGTCGTGTTAATTGGCCTTCTAGTTTATCCACCTTGTGGTTTACGGTCTCAGTCAGCAAATCTATTTTGTTTTCTAATGAATTATATCTATCAACTGATTCTTGATGTTGTTCAGAACATTCTTTGTAATGTTCTTCTAACATTTCTTGTTTTAGGAGCTGAGCATGATCTTTATCAAATTTCTTTTGATATTTTTCTTTGCACCATCCAAAAAAATCAACTCCACCCCTAACGGCGAATGCTAGCATGATAGTATAAGTAATTATTTGCCGAACTGAGAATGCAGTCAATATTTCTAACATAATTTGCATCCCTCTTATCTTATATATATCAAAAAAAAGGCAAGATACTTAAAGTATCTTGCCCATAGTTAAAATACTATTTAGTTTTGATTGATATAATTTGTTATGGCTTGATTCTGCTCAAGCTGTTTTTCCATCCATTCAAGCGCTTCATCTACCCACGCACTGAATGTTTCAAATGACACTAAAGAAGCAATCCAAGGGAATTGAGTAACTGCCTGATTATATACATATCTAAGTTTAAGTTGACCAGTTCCTCCGCCCAAAGTCTTTTCTGCTTCAACAACAGCTAGTTTAAGCCATTCTTTAATATTGGCTATTTTTTTCTCTTTAGATAACTTTATAAATGCCACGACTCCAGCGACTGTGGCAATTAGAATAATTACGATTGCTATAATCATCTGTGGAGTCATTATTGTTCCTCCTCATTTTTATCTTCTTGTGTTTCTTGTAATAAGCCTGTTTTTGCTCTACGAAGAGTGTCTTCAACATCTCTCCACAAATCTTTAGTTACAAAAAGAATTGCTTCAAGCGGAAGATCTGATTCATTACAACAATCTAAAAGTTTTTGTTTTAATTCTTCCATATCCTTTTATCTCCTTATATAATAATTTTTAAATTTCAACATTATGCTGTTCTGGTTTAGTAAAATTAGTAATTATTCCTCCATGCACCTCCATGTGTCGAGTTTTCCAACTAATTTCTTTAGAACCTACAACTAAATCGGACACTATAGTGTAGAATGTAGTTTTTGGTACGCCCTCTACTCCATTCGCATAGAACCCCGTTTCTGCATAAATTGTGTCTGCTGCAATATCACCGTGTTGTTTCACCACAATACCTTCAGCACCGACATTTAATCCACTAACTTCAGGGTGATTCGTTTCTCCGCCCATACGGAAATAGCCAAGTTTAGATGTGCCTGTGTGTTCCTCTGTATAACGTTTTTCAATCTCAATACGCCCACTAGAATATAATGTTGTATTTCCAGAATCACTTTTAATATTCTTTCCGGTTATTGTCCATCCACCAATAGAACCTGCTGTTGCAGCAATTCTACCTTTAAAATATCCATTGTTAGCATATATGTCTCCGCCAATTTTTACATTTCCGCGAGAGTCATAAATAATACCAGAAGTTACAGTGCCTTGTTCGTCAACTGAAGGAGTTCCTCCTAAAGCGATAGTACCATTACCAAAAGCCAGTGCACTGGTCTTTCCATCTGCTGAAGTCCACTTATTTGTGCCAGCACCAAATGAAAATATATTATTACAAGTAATATTATTAAATGTAGCATTTCCATTACTATCGATATTTGCTCGGTTATTAATATTTAAGCTGCCTCCTGTGATGGTAACATTGCTAAAAGATGCAGTACCATTTTGTCTGATTGCCCACTTACCAGAACCATCTCCATTAGAATAAATTGAGCCATCTTTCTTTAAATAAATCGTGCCTGAATAAATGGCATCAGAACTGATTGTCCATCCGCCAATATTTCCATTATAAAAATAAGCATTGCCACTAGAAGTAATTTTCCAACCTGTGCTGCCTTCAGAATAATTAGCATTAATTGAACCATTTGCATCAATAGTAATACCACTAGCAGATAAACTATGTGAACTAATAGTCCATCCACCAATATTTCCACCTTCTTTTGCAATCAAATGTTTAGTAACTAAATTACCGTATTCATCAACTGCAAATTTATTACCAAGTCTAATACCATCAGTACCAATATATACTGAACTTGCATTGCCTCCAATAGAATAACTATCGCTACTACTTAAATTAGATGAAGCAAAACTATCAGCATTATTTCCTATATATGAGTTACTGCTATCGCCATTGATTTTCCAACATCTGCTTCCAGTGACTCGTCCAACTAAAACTTGTCCACCCTTAGTAGTAGTAATTCTAATTGTACTACCGATAGAAAGACCATCATTACCAAGATAAAAACCTTGTCCTGTGTTCTCTAAAGTAGAGTGGTTGCCGCTATAGATTTCTGGATCACCTTCAGTACTTAATTCAATGCGGGAACGCGTTCCATTAGAAACAGATAATCCGTCTTGGCTGAGATAAAATCCTTTATTAGTTGAAGCTAAAGTATCGTGTTTACCACTATAGATTTTTCCTGGTGTAGACGCACTATAAATCTTTTCTCCTTTACTATTTATTTCAGAGACTACTGCACCAGAATCCATTACTATACGACCACTATTCTCAGATATTCTGCTATGAATAGTAGTATCATCGATTTCCCAACCAGCTATTGTACCACCGCCAGCTAGAATTCCGTGACCATCACTATTAACTACAAAATTACCATTGCCAAATCTAATCTCAGGAGTAGTTAAATCAATTAACATACCTTGCTTAGCCCAGTTAGATGTTTCATAACTCTTAGGTTTTCCATCTTTATTATTATAATTAATAAAGAAATCACTGCTATAAAGCAATCCTTTACTTTGACTTGGATCAATTATAATTTGTCCTGCGCCAGATTTACCTAGAATAGCTGAACCGTCTTCCGCATTTAAAAATAAGCTTTGAACCCCTTTATGAAAACCAAACATACCAATCCGCTGATTGTTATTAGTCTTAATATCAGTCTGCTTAACACCCATTACAATACCAGTAAATTGATTGGTAGAGTTATCTTTTTTACCAGCACCCACTTGAGGACTAAGTATATAACCGTCTTCAACTTGAGTTTTATTGCCATCCCAACCATTTATATTACTCATTTCATATCTATTAAACAACATAATAATAGGTTTGATATGAGCATAATGTTGAGTGCTACTTGGTAATTGCATAGATTGATATTCAGTTAAACTTGTTTGTAAACTTGTTACTGAATTATTTAATGTATCTATATTATCATTATAACTTATATTTTTAAAAGAGTCAAGTGCGATCTTCATTGGTTTTAACACATTACTTATAACTTTGTCATAAGAATAGGTATTATCACCAGATAAAGAATTTATATAAGTTTTAAGATTAGTCCACAAGCCACTATATAAATAAACTTGTTCACTAATTCCATGATAGCTACTAACTAAGGCATTCCATTTACTATTGCTAATATAACTATTTAAAGCATTAACAACTTGTTGCACTGTTGATACTAAATCAACAAAATCATCATTTAGTTGTTCATAATAATTAGTGTAAACAGTATTTACTTGATTATTATACCGCTTAATACTATCATTAACAGTAGTAAGAAAAGACAAGCTCTTTCCTGTTACAATAATTTCATTAATCAATAAAGCAGATGGAGCTATTTGCTTAATTTTTGTAGTTGCGCTTGAATTTATACCTAATTGATTAGAATAATTTATTAAATTGGCAATTTTATTATTTTTTATATCATTAATTTGATTAATGCGGGAATGGATCTGACTATCTGCATCCTCATAATTAACACATAAAGAATAAATTTTTTCTAATCTATTTAATAATTCTTCAAGAGTTCTAACCAAATTAGTCTTAGTTTGATATAGGTTTCCCGCCTTTTGTAAGTCAGCTACATAGCTATCATAATTAAAAGCAGTTAAAATACTAATCGCATTTTGTAATTGTTTATAATAATTCAATCTATCTTTCGCAATACGTAATGCATTCTGAGTATCACTAATCTTTTGACTTAAAATAGAGGCAGCATTGTCACTCATTACTAAACTTACTCTTACAAAGTTTTTAGCAGCACCATTATCAAATTTAGTTGTAGGAGTTACTTTACAACTTTTGTCAGCTGAATTCTTCTTAATACTTACATTAGAAGAGCCTGACCAGTTATAATCATACATATCTCCCGCATCATTATTATATAAACTATCTGTAATTATAAAATTCTCACTATTGTCATACTGTGGATTTGTACCATCTGAAGCATAAATAACCTGATCATATCCACCATCAAGAGTAGGCACAATTCCTTCAAGATAACGATAATATCTTACATAAGTCATCTCAATAGGATAATAAGCATAAACATATTCTTCACTATCTGTTAAGCTATCATCGATTCCGCTCTTCTTTCCCCTGCATTTAGCTTCAATAGTAGCACAATAATTATCGCTAAAATCAGTCCAATTATTGCCATTAAGATTTAAAACACCATTTGTAGAAATAGTAACTGGAGTTTTAATTCCATCATATACATATCCTACATCAAAAATAGTCCAACTTACTTCTTGAGCAGGAATTTTTTCTCCGTCACAATAGAGATCAACTTTAAATTGAGCTTGATTTGAATTAAATGGAGTAATGTTACCTGTTGCGGGATTGTATATATACCAAGCTGCATGATCTACTACATAAATAAGTTGCATTTTATTCATTAGACCAGCACTATTTCTTTCTCCATAACCATATCCATTCCAAGTAACAATAGCAGAGTATTTAGAACCATTGGTTCCACCTTCGCCATCTTTAAGGAATCTAAGATTAGCCACGCCTTCCGCAATATTATCTCTAAAATAAGCCTTAATAAATATTGTATTATCAACCTTTTTCTTATTATATGTATTTGCAATATCATAAGATAAAGATTTATAATTATTATAACTACCAGAAATAGTATAATATCCTGGATTAGAGGCGGTGTCCGTCTTCTGCGCAGCATCTAGCTTAATTAAACTATTAACTGGCACAAGCCATTCAATTTTAGTTACTGCATATTCATCAGATGTAAACTCAGTTCCATCTGGCTTAAATAAAGTAATTTCAATTGGATTAATAGCTTTAATAGCTGAACTTAATGGTCCATCATAATCAGCTACTTTAGGACTATCGCCATCCGCATCATATTTATATATTTTATCTCCATTGATTACATTTACTTGATAAGTTGGAGCAGCCCCCGTCGTTATTAAAATAGATTCAGTACCTATTATGTTCTGAATAACTTTCGCACTTCCCGCACTTTCAGTATATACAGTACAATGAATTAAGTTACTTTCATCTACTTCAGATGTATCATAGCTAATTTCTGTTTCAAAATATGTTTTGCCATTTATTGTAACTTTTTCATTAAATCTATCAATAGTATAGAAATTATTATCAATATAATTTCCTAATTTATCAAATCTTTGCCAAGCATAATTGACTGCGACAGGTGAAGTATTTATAGTAGTAATTCCCGCCTCATAATATCTTAAAATAAGGCGTATTTTTCCTACGTTTCCAGTATATTGATTAGACCCAGTGGCACTAACTAGCTGAATATCAGTACTTGCCGCCAAGTTTCTAATTGCTATTGTTTGAGAAACTATATCTTCCCCTTTAACTAATACACATTTAAATCTTGTGCAAGAATGAATACTCTCTTGAGTAATTTCCCAATCATAATCATTAGTAACATACTGATATGTTTCAGTACCATCATTACCAATAACTGTATCAGTTTTAGTATTTAAAATTTCCCAGCCTAAACCGCCGAATCTATTAAACTTTTCATTTTCTGTGTCAATTAAACAATTCTCTTTAAACCAATAGCAATCAAAATTCTTTAATTGCGTCACTTTACCATTGAGGTAAATAGTTGGTCTAATTGTTTTTGTATCAAAGGTGCGGGAAGCAAGAAATGATGTGCCTTGAGAGGCAGTTAAAGTCATATAATAACCAGTCATCTGATCTTCCGCAACTTCTAATGTTGATAAAAGACAGATATCTTTTATCCAAATATCATTTGGAGCAGTCTCGCTATAATCCCCCATAAAATTCATAACAAAAGAACGAATATCTGGAACTCGACTATCATCATACTCCATATCCGCGGGAAGGGTGAAATAAAAATTCTGCAAAGCTTCCGCAGATAAATTATAAGGATCGCCTTTAATATTATTTATATCTAAAACAACGCTATAAAATTTTTGTGTGTTTTCTTGAATAACAGGAATATCTAAAACTAAACCATAATTACCCTTTGAACGGCGAGATTTATCAATATCTGTTTTAATTCTACAACTAAAGTTAAAAGTTCTTGAATCTTTTAAAGCTTCTTTAAATAATTGTGCAAAACCAGTTGTGTTTATATCCACATATGGAGATGCATCACTACCTGCCGGATCTGCATCGTGCGGGTGGTAAGTGCACAATTCCACATCTGCAACAGATGCAAATAAATTATCCCCAAGGGTAATAAATGAAGCCCCGCCTTGTGTAGAAGCATATGTAGCTGTTACAGGAGAAACAGGAGACAAGATAACTTTATTCTTATCAAAATCTCCGCAAGGAACTATTACATATACCATTTCATCTACATCATATACAATTTCTGTATGTGCTGCGGTTGCTTCAAAGGTGTTGCCTAGATACTCAACTTTATAGGTGCCTATACCTGCATCAATTACTTCTACAACTTTTGCTTCTATTGTTAAGGTGCGGTTTGTACCATCTGCCGCAGATTGCGCCATAGCGTCAATAGATTGCAATAATGCAGAAGACAAAGTATTTAAATCTGTATCCATTGCATTTCCTCCTTTTTACTCTCATAAATAATATAAAAATTTAATATATTTTATTATCTATATTTGACCAAAAAGAAAAGCGGGAAGCCTTTCGACTTCCCACTATTTTATTTATTTTTATGTATGTACTGTGATGCAAGATTAGGGAGACTAAGAATAGCTTCTCTAATTGTTTCAACATCATTAGCATTAGGAAATTCTGCGGTAATATAGAATTGATTCTCTGCATTACTATTTGAATTAGTATTGATATTACCACCACCATTAGCTACTAAATTCATAGCCATAGAACCAATGCTTGTGGCGATTGCGGAACTAATAGAACCGTTCAAACTTGTCAAATCTCTAATAGCAGAAACTGTTTTTAAAATATTTGATGTATCATCCGCATTAAGCACTAATTCTTTCTGGTGTAAGAATGCCAGACGTCCAGTATTGTCCCATGTACCAGTATAACCACCAGTATCATAACCAGATAATTGAGATTTTTCAACCCATCCTAAATCACCATATTTGCCATCTGCAGAATGGATATGTATTCCATATGGGTTATTATTAACATTATCAATAACTACACCATTTGCAACTCCAGAATATTTACTACCAATAGGAGAAAGACCATAGGAATCATAATAATATTGACCTGTAAATGTTGCAGTATCACCAACGGATAATTTACCATCTCCTCCGCCAGAACCTCCACTACCAGAACTTCCACTACCAGAACTTCCACTACCAGAACTTCCACTACCAGAACCTCCGCCCCCAGTATTTCCACTGCCTCCAGAGGTTCCTCCGCTAGAGCTGCCGCCAAATTGAAGTGATAAATAATCTCCAAGTTCAGCTTTTGCGGTTTGGATTTGTGCAATAACACGATCCCAAGCTTTTGCAACTTCATCAACATAACTTCTTAATGCACTTAAATATCCCGCAGAATCATCACAGAGTTTCTTTGTTTTATCATTTAAATTATCTGTTTTATCACTTGTTTTATTAATCATTTGACCCAACTTATCAAAATTAGCACCAGCTATTTTCTGTAAATTATCTAACTCTTTTTCATAATTCTGGATATGTTTTTGCATATCATTGATAGCCGCATTAACCATACTGCGAACACTAGACCCATTATTTTTTGCCCAGTCGGTAATTATATCAGCCGCCGCAGTTTTAGAATTCATATTAGTTTCTTCGAAAGTTGTCTTTGCTGCATCATTTAATTCAGGATAAACTCCATCAACAATAGCAGCTCTAATCTCTTCATAATCTTCTAAATGATTATCTCTAACTGCATCTACCATTTCTTTTTGAGCATTAGTTAATGTATCATAGGCTTCTTCGTCTTGCTCACAAACTTCTGCAAATACTGCGGAAGTTGCCATCATAGCTTCCTGTCTATATAATTCAGAGTTTCCGACTGCCGCTTCTATCTCAGGAAGATAAGTATCATAAATCTCCTGAATACGCTGCATTTTTTCTTCTTCTGAAAGAGTCATATCTTCCGCAATCTCGCGAATTTTCTTTTGCATTGTTTCATAGGTATTCATTGCAAGTTCCATGGCGTGAGAATATGCCTCATCCGCAGTTTGATATAAATTGTTATAAGCATCAAGTAATTCTTGTTGTTTTGTCATTATATCTTCTTCATCAGCAACATATTGATAAGTCCAATTTCCGCTCGTATCTCTAGTTAACTTCATTGAAGTTTTATTCTGCTGAGCTTCTTCAAGGGCAATTTCTTTTAACGCAATTTGATAGCGGGCTTCCGCCAAATCAATATCATCTTGAGTCAAATTTTCTTTTTCCCTTAACATTGCAATTTCTTCTTCTCTTAATTTTTGTAGCTTTTGTTGTGATTGAAGACTTGAAGTATTTGCAATACTTTGATCTATCTTATTTGCTAATGCTTGAATTTCATAAGCGCCTTCAACATCATCAAGATATTCATCAGCTATTTTCTGAATGCGGTCCCAATTATCTTTCAAATCATCAAGACTCATGCCCCAAATGTTCTTATCCATAGTATCAATAACTTCATTAATAGCATTTAAATAGTCTTTTTGGAGTAATTTAACACCCTCAAGGATTAAATCATTCAAATTAGCCTGTGCTTTCTGCATATTTTCATATGCTTTCTGCATATCTTCAGTCCAAGTCGACATATCATTAAGATCAACATTATGTTTATCTTTATTCATCTGATATGCTTTATTAAATTCTGACTGCCAGAAATTAACTTGAGTCCTCATTGAATCAATTTGAGCCAAAATATTTTTTGATTGCGCTTTATAATATTTGTCCATTAAAGCATATGCTTTATCACCGTACAATAATTCAATAAGCTCTTTTTCGTACTCTAATTCATCATCAATACGTTCATACTGGTCGTTTATATCTTCTAGCTTATCTTGAACTTGTTTCAAACCACTAATATAATTTTCCCAAACCTGTTTATAAAGTTCAGTTAATGATTTGCCATTCTCAATAAGTTGTTCCTGCAATTCCTTTAGCTTCTCTTGAGCTTCAGTTATATCATAGAACATATCTGAGCTTCCGCCATTTTTCAGTTTATTCATTTCCGCTTCAACGTTTCTAATGGCGCCTAGTGTAGTTCCAACATCATCTACATAAGTAAAGAAATCACTTCTATCAAATTTGCTATTTATTGTTAAATCTTCATATATTTTTCTAAAATCTTGTTTTACTTCTTTTAAGAATTCATCCCATTTACGTTTTGCTTCTGTTATATTTAATTTTAATTTAATCTCAACTTCCCATGATTTAAGATTATTTTCAAGTATTTTTAATCTATTTTCAAGTTCCTGCTGCTCAAGGTCACGAAGTTTATCTTGAGTATCTGCCATATCGGTATAATATAAAGTACGATACCTATCTATTGTCTCTTTTATCTCGGTATATTGTTTTTCAGCAGCTTCTAAAGCAAGCTTATCAGCATCTTCTTGGGCAGATGCATTGTATGCATCAATAGCAGCATTATATGCGGCAAGCGCTCCACTTAATAAACTAGAATAATTAGCTAATGCATCTCCATTGAATTGAGCACCAAATCCGCTTAATTTAGATTCAAGTTCACTTAATTCACGTCGTTGCTCTGCGTAAAGTGCTTGATAATTAGACCTCTGTTGTGCAACTAATGCATTTTCTCTTTCAAGTTGTTCGTTTTGTTGCTTGAGATTTGCAATTAAAGCTTTACCAAATAAATGGTCTGCAACAGTCTGAGTCTTTTCCATTTCGTCTGAAAGTTCTTCAAATCTATTGCTTGTAGCTTTTATTGCATTATTTATATCCCAATAGCGATCTAACTCGTCGTCTGCTTTTTTATGGTCTTTTAGCTCTTTCTCCTTAGAGTTTTTTCCGTCATCTTTATCATCAGAGTCAATCTTTCCACCTGTTCCTGCAGCTGCACCACTCATTGCATCAATAGCTTCTTCAGTACCGCCTCTTAAATCGCTTAATAAAGCAGTGTATCCAGCTCTTTGATCCTGTAAAGTAGATAATGTAGATTGAGTATCTTCAATTTGTTGTTTTATTGCATCAACCGTTTCTTGACCTAAATCTTGATTTACATTATCTATATTATTATTATCAGTATAAAAAACCGAGTTTCCACCAACAGCCCCGGAACCTGGTGTTGCGGCGACTACTTCGCCAGAAAGCATTTTTGAATAATGCTGAGAAATTTCTTCTATACGTCGATCTACTATATCTAAGTTCTTTAAGTTTGTATCTGTTGCAGTAACATGATTAGCCATTTCTTGATTCATGGCTTCTGCGGTGGTTTGTCCAAAAGCATTAACTAAATTTTCTTTATAAGTGTTTTCGGCGGTTGCTAACTGTTGCTCTGCTTCAGATTCACCAATTGCACCATTTAATAAATTTTGAAGAATAGTTAATTTTGTTTGCTGATATTGAATTTCCGCATCTAATAAAGTAATTTTATCTTCTAATTGTTTTTCTGTTACATCAGAATCACTTTCAATAACCTCCGCGTTACCATTCATAATAGCTTTAACAGTAGCTTGATTTAACTGGATACTACCATCTGCAAGAACTTGTGCTTGCGCCAAAAGTTCTGGATATACCTTAGCAAATTCGTGAGCATCTTCTTTAGCAACTAAGAAGCCTTCTCCAATCAGTTCTGCGGCAGTCTTTAAAGTATCTGCTTGTGAAACTATATCATTAACTCTTAATTCAAAATTATCTAAAATGGTGTCTTCTAAATTAAGACCGATATCAATATCAATACTATCATATTTAGTTTGTAAAATTTCAAGTTCTTTTTCTAATTTTCTAATTTCAAAAGCGTTTTGACTTAAATCTGCACCAACTGCTAGAGTTGATTGTTTCTTTTGTAACACTTCAATTTCAGCAGTGATATCCTGAATACGAGTGGCGTAATTCTCCTTTTCAAGTCTTATTGCCTCAACTTGAGCCTCATAAGCACTCCAATTCTTAGCAACTAATTCATCAGTTAATTCAGAGAGAATTTCCATTTGATCAATGGTATCTTCAGCACTAAAATCTTCCCAAGTCATCGAAATAGCTTTAGATGCCTCTAAAATAGTTTGAAGAGCTTCTGCTTGCTCATCAGGTAATTCTTCACCAGAAGAAATAGTATCTTGAGCACTAGAAACAGTCTCCATATTAACTTGGATTGCCTCTAAATCAAGATTATTTTTCAAAACCTCATATTGTAATTTTATTTGTTTTAATGAACTTTCTTCATCAATTTCTAATCCAATAAGAGCCTTTAAGCCGCCTTCTTCAGTAACTTGCTTAACAAATTCTTCAATTTCGGTTCGACTATCTTCACCAAACCTACTTACTAAAGAATCAACAAGACCTTCGCTTTCTACAATAGCATCTACTCCTTCAATACCTGATAAATAATCATTTGCTATTTGTTCAAAATATTCATCAGTATATTGACTGACATCCATGCCATATTCAGTCATTGTTGCTTTTAATTGCTCAATGTAACCTTGCTTATATTCTTCTAAATCGTCTAAATTCTTTATTTGACTTGGGTCATTTTCTTGACTATATAATTGAGCTTCGATATCTGCTAATTGCGCAATAGATTCTTCAATAGTTTCTGCTGCTGTATTTGAATCGTTTATAAGGGTAGTTATATCAGAATTATAGTATAATTCTTTTAGCCATTGATATGTTTCTGATTGTTCTTTAGTACCAGGATCTAATTTAACCTCATCCTCTAAATAACGATAAGCCTCTCTTAAAATATTAACTGCTTCAGATGCCTCTACTCCCTCTTTAAATACAAATTGACCCGTTATTTTACCTGTTTCTTCATCTCTTCCAAAAACATCCATTTTATCTGCATAATTAGTTTCTAACCACTCTACAACAGGTTTTAATGCAGCGGTATCTACAGACTCCATCCACCATCCATGGTCTGCATTAGCATAAAAACGGGTAGGGGTTTCAATAAGAGTTGCTGAAGTATCATCCTTAAGTTTGAGCGTTTCATATCCAAACTCTGTCTGATCGTCAATTAACCCAGTATCTTTAGCATCTAATGTATCTCCCACAACAGTTTTGGCATCACTCTGAGTTTGTTGAGCAGTTTTTATAGTTTTTTTAATTTTATCTCTTTCCGCTTTAAGTATTTCTTTATTTACTTTTTCATATTTACCTTGTAATTTATCTAAAGCATCCCATTCAACACCCAATGATTTACATAAATTTTCGGTCGCTGTTTTTAAATTTTCTTTTGCTTCAGTAGAATCATCTAATTTGTGTTTAAAACTTAAATAAGTTGTATATAATTCAGTGGTAGCATCAGATTCTTCTTTAGCTGCATCAGATAAACTTTTAGAAGCTTCATAAGCTTCTTTATTCAATTCTTTTTGCTCTTCTCTTAATTTTTTTGCGTGTGAAATCCATATGGATAAACCAGCAACAACAGCTCCTATGGCAAGTATAATCCAACCATAGGGATTGGACGTCAGAGAAAGATTTGTTGCATCGTTTTGTGCTTTTAATGCTCTTAAAGCCTCAATTTCTTTTTTTGTGAATCCTAATCTAATAAGTTGACTTGTTTTTAATGAACCTAAAATTGCAATCTGTTCTTGCTCACTCATATTGAGCAATTTTTGAATTGTAATTTGTTGACCTTCTGATAAATTTAATTTTTTTACATTGGAATCTTGAATTTTTAAAGCAGTATTTTCTAAAAATTTTGATGTAGTTAATTTGCCAGTTTCAGCTGTTTCTAATTGAGTTAATGCTATATTTTTTGCTTTTGTTGCTTGAATTCTTAGGCTAATTGCCTCAAAACCTTGCGTAGCAACTTTTAAAGATTCAAACCCTCTAACCACAGTAGGAATTAACATTCCTATATTCATAAAAATGGCAGTGAATTTTTCCCAGCCACTAATATCCGGATTTGATATTGTATCAATTAAACTCTTAAAAGTAGTTAAAGCCATGGCGGTGTTTGTAAATATCTGTCCTGCATTAGTGATCTGTTGACCCATCGTCATAGTAGAACCTTTTAAAGCATCAATTTGTTGTTGTAATGTTTTGATACTATTTTCTGCATTTTTATAACCATTGGTAGAAGCTACAACTGCTTTATTATTATCTGTAATCGCCTTTGCAAGATCTTTTAACCTTTGAATTGCTTCTTTTGAAGCATTATCAGTACCCTTTATTTTTCCAACTAAAGAATCTAAAGTAGTAATTTTACCCTCTTTTGCTAATTTTTTTATTGATAAAATAAAATCATTTATACTGTCTTTAGATATTTTTCCTTCTTTTGATAATGTAGATAATCTTTCCCAAAGTGTTTGAATTGGTTCTGGTAACTCATCTAAAGAAATATGATTTTCTTCTAATGTGCTTAATAACTGATTAAAACTACTATTAGCATCTTCAACAGAGCTGTTGTCAACTAAAGACTGTTTTAATTTATTTAAAGATTGTTGCAACAGATCTAATGCTTGTTGATTCTTTTTAGCCAGATTTAATGAAAAAAGAAAACTTTCATCTGTACTATAACTAGTACCACCCTTTTTACCAGTAAAAACATCTTTATCAATATTTATTATTGCTTCATTTTCTGCTTCAATGGTTGCCTGCTTTGTAAGCTCTACATTTTTACTTAATAATTGATATTGTTCAATTAATGCACTATTTTGGTCTAATAAAAATTGAACAGTTCCTTGTTCTACTTCACTTAATTCTCTACCCTTTCGAGATAATTCAATAGTTTTTGCTATTAAACTATTTTGTGCTTCCCCTTGTTCTTTATATAATTGACCAAGTGCAGCATCTCCACCAACCATATCAGTCTGCATTTGAACAAGTTGGTTATTCCATTCTTGTCTTTCTTTTATTAAAGTTTTCGTTGTATTAGAAAAAGTTAATTTAAAATTATAGGCAAAATTATCAATAGCGCCACTAAGATCTTTGCCAAACATATTTAAAAGCATTGTCCCAATAAATGGAATAATACCTTTTAAACCATCAAAACTTTCAATAACATCATGTAAAGCATCTATAACAGTACTAAAACCTTTTAATAATTTTACAAAAAATTCATCGTCTAATAAATCGTGATAAATAGTTTCTAAGGATGCAGAAACTCCTTTTTCTGCAGCTTCCCAGGACTCTGCATAAATATTTGCTTGCTCTTGTAAAGTTCCTTCAGAACCTTTTGCTACATCAAGATTTTCTTGGAAGAAATCCCAGTTGTCCATTAAGGCAATCATCTGAGTATACTGACGAACGCCCGCAACTGTTTGCGCTAATGCAATTTGTTGGTCTTTACCCAATGTCTGCCATTTTGCCCCAAGTTCATCAAGAATTTGGTCCATATCTTTCATATCACCATTGGTGTCTTTAATATTAACACCAACAGCTTCAAGAGCCTGAGAATATTTATTTAAATCTGTACCATCATCAAGAGTTTCTCCTAATTCAAGTCCTTCAATTCTTGCAAACAAAGTCTTAAAAGCATTACCTACTATATCTGCGCTTTGACGAGTTGTTGCAGTAACAGTAGCCAAAGCAGAGGTAGCATATTCATAACTAAGACCAACAGTATCTGCAACGGCAGAGAATTTTTCAAGACCTTGTGCGATTTCGTCTGTGCTTGATGCGGTTGCCGCACCTAATGCAGTCATTACATCAGCATAATATTCAAGTGACTTGGAACCATCATCGAAGTTATTCCAAACCGCAGTCATCTGTTGAGATACGTCTTCCGCAGATTCGTGCGTAATATTTGCCATTTTTACAGTAATATCTGTACGCTCTTTCGCCTCTTCATCGCTCAAACCTTGCTGATAGTAAATCAAAGCAGCATCAGTATATTCGGTAGTTGTTGTATTTAAAGCCTTTGCCGCTTTATTAGCTTCATCAGCGAATTCTGCCATCCGATCAGTGGAATAACCGGTTACTATTCTAATATTATTTAAAGATTCATTTAAATCTTGTGCATACCCATAAGCTTTTTGAATAGAACCCATAAATCCATGTAAAAGACTACTTGAAATTTGCCATCTCGCAGTGTTCTTTAATGTGTTTGAAAATTGTGTTAAAAGAGTGCTTGTTTTTTTAAGAGGGATCTCCGCAGTTAAAATTGACTGCGTGAGTTTCATAAAAGCTTGCTGTCCTGCTGGACCTAATGCTATTAATTGATTAGCTATTTTCTCTGCACTTAAACCAGCTTTATTAAGCTCTTGTCTAAACTGCTCTAAATCTAATGTTCCTGTATTCGTTGTAGCTTTTTTTAAAACTGCTTCTAATTTCGTTACTCCAACTATTGCTTCATTAATCTCATTTGTAATTCCAAGCGGAGACGATTGAGCAGAGCTTGTCGTCAATCCGTTCAAAGTTCTTTGCAAATCTTGTAATTGCTGTCTTGCTTTACTTGTATCTGCGGTAAACGCAAGATTAACATTTAATTGTTTAGCCATAACCGCTTCCACTCCTTTTTCTCTTTTATTTATAAAAACAAAAAATGGCTAGAGCGATAGTACTCTAGCCATTTATCCTTTTCACTCTCTATATAATTTCAAATTATTAATAGAAAGATGATATATTTTTGTCCAGCTTAACCTAACTTATCAAGCACATCTTTTAATAAAGTCATGTTATCAGGGTCAGCCAATTTCTTTTGAATAGAAGATGCATCTAAATCAAGATTTTTATAGTCAGTAGTTACATCTTCAATAATACCCTTAACAGAATTGCGGTAAGCGTAATATGCGGAAATTGTTTTCTCAATTCCTTCTATAATAAAATCATATTCCGTTTTAGGAATTGCCGAAATAATCATATTAGGAATTTCTTGTTTTTCAAGTTCATCATATAAAGACGCTGGATCCGCCTTCTCTTCTTCAGTAAACTCAATTCCAGGCGCATATGCATAAATCAATTCTAATACAGTGTAGACATCCATCTGTACAGGATTTGCAAATGGATATTCATTCTGCGCCAAATTTTGAAGTACATTAGTAATTAAAGCTAATTTCTCATTTACAGGGAGATATTGCTTAATTTCAATTTGTTTATCGTTAATTTTAACCACCTTAATTTTAAGAGGTAATTCTTTCTTAAGGTCATTAAAAGTTATTTTCTCTACCATAATAGTGCCTCCTTTTTTCTCTTAATTATATTATAACAAAAATTTTTTAACTTGTCAAATTTATTAATTATTTATCAAAGCATATCTTAAATTAGCATTATGATATGCTAAAACGATAAGATTATTTCCTCTATAAGCCTTATATGAAGTTTTATGCTTTTCTCTCTGATTATCTTTCATTGAAAATTCAAAATTAAGTCGCATACGATTATTAACAAAAGTGCTAATAAAAGTATCTGTCCACATGGCCTCATTCCCTGTCACCCACATGACATTGCCTGGGCCTAAAGATTCTTTTACATTTTCTGTACTGCTTAAAAATTCTAATGCAGTTGTCCATTGATAATTTTTTGTTTCTCCATAACTCGAAATATAAGCATCATGCAAATTAGCTCTATTACCAATTTTAAAAGCTGTACTAGTACCACTAAATTTTTTCAAAAAACGAGCATTTGCTTGTTTCCCGACATCTGCCTTATAAACAAATCTAGTTGGCAATTTAGCTCTTTTGGATTGAATACCAAATGTATTTAATGATTGATTTATATCAATAATACCATTCATTTTTTGTAAATCAGCTTGAAGCTGACTTGCCTTTTTACCAAAGATAGCTCCAAATAACACATCATAAGACGTATCTTTACCATCTAATTTAACTGCGCCTACTTGCTTAGCAGTAAAATCTTTAGGAGTAACTCCTAATTGAATTAAATATTTATAAATAGCATCTGCAATAAGACTTTCTTGGTAATATCCAACAACAGTGGCTAAATTGCCTCCTTTGCCACCTCCACCTTTCATTCCTGTTTCAAAAAATTCTTTTATAACACTTCGTTGAAAAGCAGGCAACTGATTTCTTATATCACTAAAATCAACTGCATTCTTAGCTAAAGTATTTTGTCTTTTTATAAAAGTAATTAGTTTATTTGTTTGTCCTAATTCGTTTACAACAGATTGTAAAATTTTATTGGCTTCAGCCCTCCCTTTATTATCATTACTATTTTTTATAGCTAAATAATCAGTTTTTGCTTGTTGGATAATTTCATTATTAGAACTATTTTCTAAAGCCTTATAAATAATTTGTTCAAGATATTCGGGCAATCTTTTGAAAATAATATCATTTGCAAGATTTTTACCATTAATTCTCTGATCCAAAGTTTCTGCCAATATTTCACTTAATGTGTCCATAAATAAAGTAGCAGTTTCTTTACCAGCAATTTGTTCAAGATAATGAAATAATTGGTTTCTTAATGCTTTATAGTATTCTATTGCTCCACTATAATTAATATTATTAATAACACTTTCAACTTCAGAATAAGTTTTTGCTCTCATATAAAAGTCCCACCACCTTTACAAACAAAAATAAGGCGGCAGTCAACCGACCACCGCCCATTTTTATTAACCATTGATAAGTTCAATAATAATTTTTGTATTTTCTTTGCCTTGTGTTCCAAGGACAATCTCTTTAGGATAAGAAGCAGTATCATCTGCCTTAAGCCAAAGAGCAAAGCTTCCCGCAGCAAGACCAAGTGCTGTTGCAGCATCAACATCAGATTGAGTAAAGGCGACACCATCCATTGTAACTTTAGTGATGTCCTCCTCTCCTGTATTAATAGCCACAGCTATCCATTCATGATCTCCTTGCGCAGGATCGAAGCGTTCATAAGCGCTCCACTGCTGTCCGTCTGCTTCAGAAACACTAATTATTTCATCGTTCTGTTTGACGACAGTAGCATCTTGATTGGCTACAGCATCGCTATAGCCAGTCATAGATGAAGGTAAGTTAGCACTCGCAATTTTGGAGCCTTTAATTACGAGGCTATTTAAAAAGATGGTGTATCCTCTGAAGGGTTGCAATCACAATCTATATCAGCATCTTCTTCAGCAGTAGCGCTGATGATTTGAATGTCACACATTGTCTTCTTATCAGCCTTGCAAAGAGCATATCCAGGGAATGCATCCATTGTAAATGTGAAAGTAGAAGGGTCTCCACTTGCCGCCATAGTAAATGTAAATCCAGACTGAATTTTAACCTTAGGGAAAGTTAAACTAGCTGCCATATCCTTACCAGTAGCTTCATCACGGAACAATGTCTGTGCTTCAACATAATAGAATCCACCAAAGTCTTCAGGTCCAATTTCAACAGTAGTAATACTATTTGTCATAGCAAGATAGAAATCAACTACTACAACTGTACCATCCGCAACACTTTCAGCGAGCTCAAGCTCACCAGGTGTACCTTCAACAACTTTGATAGCCTCAGTAGGAGTCTTAATTTCATAGAATCCAGAAGCACCATCATTTGAGAATGTAGTTGCATACATAGGAATCTTATTGCAAATTAAGAAACTTGTAGCTGTTGTAAGACCAGTTTCTTCTCTTAAATCAGCAAGTTCAACCTGAACCTTATTATCTGTAACAGTTGTCTGAAGAGTAACATGTACGCGAGCACTATTGTCTAAATCATGCTTAATTAAACCAGCACCAGAGAGAACCGCAAGGCCCATAGGAGACATAAGAGCGTCTTCTACTGTAAAAGTCATTGTTTTCTCGCCTTCCCAAGCAATCAAACGGCTATATCCTCTACCACCCTGTGCATACACAGTTGTAGAAGCTTGTTCCATATTGGAAGTTCTAGCTGTATCAATCATAAAAACTGGCTGATATTTCTTGAATACCTTATTACCAACTTTCTGATTATTTGCTGCTGCTTTGAAGGTTACATCACAAATTTCTCTAACACCAAATTTCATGTGTATTTCCTCCTTAAAAATTTTGCAAAATTATTAAGGATGGAGATCATCCATCCAATTTTTAACTTCTTCTAAATCTTTTGCTCCTGCCATTTTTGCTTGGACATAAATATCAAAATCTTGTTTCATTTGATACCTTTTCATTTCATCGAATAATTGATATACTGTATAATTTAATAAATCATTCATATCCTTTTGCAAGCCAACCGCAAGAATTGAAACATATCTTGAAAATAAATTTATTTTCTTGTCTCCATTTTGCTGTTGAGCTAATTGCTGTTGTCGCTTTTTAAACTTCTCAGCAATCTTGGCAGCCATAGCATCTGCGGGATCGTATAGCTTCCCGCCTTCTATAGTATCCAGACAAAACATTTGTCGAACTATATCCTGTAATTCTTCAAAGTTTGCTTCTGCAATACTTGATTCGACTTCGATATTTTCTTGTTGAAGAAGTATTTTATCTTTATTTATTTTAAATCTGACTGTAGGAAACATCAGAGTTAAAACCATCATTGCATCAGTTTTATGTTTAGCGCTTTGTTTGCTATTCATTACTGACATAAATATATTAAAATTACTTTGATTCTCTAAACCTATTTTGTCCTCAGGTGTTAAATTATCTTTATTAAACAAAAGAAAACGAGAACCAATATGGAAACATTCCTCTCCGATCATACTAATTTCTTTTATCGTAGGCTGATGAATACTAATATATCCACCATAAAAAGGAATATCTCCACCAGATAATAATAATAAATCGTTATCTAGCATCCTCTTCACCATCCTCGATAATATCATCACTACCGTGGACAGCTCGATACATTAAACAATAGCCAGAGAGTTCTTGATTTAACACAATCTCATTACAACTAAGAAAATCTAAAGTTCCGATGCCAGATAATTTAGCATTATTCAGAATACCATCTATATATCCAGCAATTTTAATAGGGCGCACCGCAAAGCCATCTAAATCCCAATAATCAGTATGACAAACTATATCAATTTCAATAATACAATCTCTATAATAATCATTCTCTTCATTAGGAGAAAAATTATCAAATGTAATTAAAATATATGATTTAACTTCTTCATGCTCACCCATAGCTAACTTTGGACTTAATTTAATCACCTGCTGCTGACGCATATCAGCAACAGATGTTTTCTTAATTTTATCTATATATACTTGATTAGTTGTATCAACCAAACAGTCTTTAGTATTGATTAAAAGTAATCGTTTTAAATAGTCACTATACGGACGACTATCTACAAAAAGTTTCTTGATAATAGTTTCCGCGTCCTTCTCACAAGAGAGAAAAGAAGAACGAAACTCACCAACAAACCCATTCATCTTAGAACCTCTCATATTTATCTCCTTTTATCTCTCAAAATGATTGGATTGTGATTTCTTGTTCTACCACGGTTCCATCATTACTTGTATATGTCAAAATAAACTTATTAGGTTTTCCTGTCAAAATTTCTAAAACACACTGAGTTTCAGTCATTGAATTAATTTTTACTTTATTGCTGTTCACTGCCCATTTACCACTGGTTAATCCAACAATAGAATAAGATAAATCAGTGTCAAAACCATAAACTAATGCGGGACCCTCGATATGAGGCTGCATTGGATCTGGCTCATCCGCAACATTATCAACTTCAGCATCTTCCATTGCATTATCATTCCATTCATCTAAATAAACATCAATTAAAAAATCAGATGAATATTTATCAGTTGCAACAACTTTCCAATTATGATACTCTTCTATTATTTCTCCTGTCTCAATATCAGGATAAGTAAGTTTAATCTTTACCACTTGATGACGAGTAAAATAATTAACAGTTTGACTATTTTTAGCAATTTGCAATACCAAAGAATAATTTAAATTATTCCAAGATATTTGATGCTTTGTCTGCCATTCAGTAGACGTTTCTATTGGTCCACGAGCAATTGCCCAGTATGTTTCTCCATCTATATCTAATTCATAATCTGCACGGGTTATTGTGCCTCGAAAATAGGCTTCTTCAGTATGCTGTTGGAGATTTATCATCCAATACTTTTCAGTTCTATCCCACCAGAATACTGTACCTTCTTGAACCCCAGAGTCAAAATCTATTGATAAAACTTTTTTATCAAAGTTTTCAGTAAGGCGGGAAGCGTTGATTAAACATCTCCATCGTTTCTCATTATCAGTGCCCTTATTTAGGGTGATCCACTCCGCCTGATATGAATTCTGCAATGCCGCTTGAAAACTTTTATATTTTCCGCCCACATTTCGACCATCCGCCGCATCATATCCAGTATACTGAACTCTAGTTTTCATTCTCTCTAATCCACTAGACATTCTTTCAAATTCTTCATTAACCCCAAACATTCAAAAATAAGTTTTCTAAAATCTAAAAAATCATCTTCTTCAGTTAGTGTCAATAAAGACTCCATTTTACATAATAATGAAAATAAGATTGTTTGGTCTACTAACAATCTATTCATTCCTCCAACTTCCAAAATTAAATTATGAAGTGGGGTTTCCCAGTCGCTGCCCTCTTCTCTGCTTGGAAGTAATTTGAAGATTTGATTTGTAATGCGGTTGATATTTTCAATAATAGCATCTTCCGCAATTTCTATATTATATTTTATAACCATATTTAGGCTCCGTCATAATCTGCCCCATGGTAGACTGGATTATACCATCCGCAGTTCTTATTCTTCTTTTGTATAATCGTTGCAAATGCAAGCTATCTTGCTTATGTGCATCAATCATAACTTTTAATTTAGCCATATGGTTAGCTTGTGATGTAAATTTAAAGTCACTACCGCTATACTTCATTCGAGTATTTTCAGTAGTATCTAATTGTTGACCTAACCATCCAATGACCATATTTAAAGCAATAATATTAATTTCTTCATCAGTAAGCTGTATATTATAAGTGCCACCTACCCATCCAGTAGCTGGCACTTCTACATTATTACTTTCAACACCCTGATACTCTCCTAAATCACCCCAAGCACCTATTTCATAATCAAATAAGTCAAATCTTGGAAATTCAAATCTAGGTATTGTATTTATTAACAAGTCTTGAAGCATACTATAGGTATCTTCTTCTGTTAATTCCATATACATATCAGAAGTGATTTTTGCAAAAAATGCATCATATATGGTCAGAAATGAGGTTGGTTTATTTGGATCTCTCTCCATACCGCACCTCACTTTCTTTATTATTTGCTTACAACTTTATAATTTGGAGTAGCTGCTCTACGAGTAGGTTTTTGTTCTGCGGCAGGTGTATCCTCCTGAATCTGAACCCTACGTTGCTTTGGAGCTTCCTTCTCCGCATTATCTTCGCTATCCATAACTTTATTAACTATAATAGCGCTATTTATATTTAAACCAGTTTTTTCACTGAGCATTTCTCTCTTTTTATTATCAGGAATCTCTTCCTTGACAGCAATCTGTTTTGCAATTTCAATTGCTCCATTAGGAGCAAAATCAAGAAAATCTGCAAATTCATCATAACTACCTCTAAAAAGAATTTCTTTAACTTTTTCTTCAGTATAAAAATACTCTGGTTGTACTTTCATATTCAATAATTCAAGGGCTTCCGCATTCTCAACTACTAAATAATTATTAAGAATATACTCTCCGCCAGGCGCAATAATTAATGCCTGTAACTCAGAAAAAGGAACTTTTTTTGTTTCATTTATATTAAAAGTTCTATGAAAATTATTATCAAGGGAATAACCCGTTGTTCCATTATTACGATTGCGAACCACAATCAAATCTGCATCTTTTATAGCCATATTTATTTTCTCCTTTTGTCTCTTAATATAGAAATATCGGGGAAGATATTTCTATCCTCCCCATATTTCATTTATATCTAAAACACTTATTAACGAGTTAATGAAGTATTTTCATATACACAAATTGCGTTGGAGAAGATAGCACGAACGCCAACCTTCTTATAGATCTGAACCTCACGAGAACGATCATAATTTGTGTATTCATCAACGATTGTTTGACCTTCAAACGCAATCTTAACAGGTTTCTCTGCACCTACAGGAATAATGTAAGCATATGCAGGATTAATAACCTTAACTGCATTAGTCTCATCTTCATAAGACTGAGGAAGAACAATTACTTGATGTCCTTTATAGTTAGCAAGGTAACCATTATTCCACTTCTGGTTTCTCATTTCATCAGAAACCCAACCAGTTGAAGGAACCATAGTTGCCGCAAACTCATAAGTACAATAAATTGCGCTCTTGCCGTAAGCATCTGCTTTAGCAATAAGATCATCCATCTTATTCTCTACAAAAGCAGTATCAGTAGCTTTGTTGTTAGCCTGAACAGAACTAATAGCACCATGGAGCTGCTTTTCAATCTCAACATAGATGCACTCGTCAAGACCTTCCATGACAATGTCAAGGACGTCTGCGAAGTCTACACGACCATCAAGCCACTCTTCAAATCCGATCTGAGCAGCACCACCAATAGCATTGGTTGTTACTTCATAGCTCTGACCATCAAGCTTGAATACTTCGTATAAACCAGCAAGACCAACTTTACCAATAAACTGCTTTGCACGACGACGAGAAGCAGTAGTAATCTTCTGTGTGAAGATAGGTTTATCACCTTGGTTAAATGTCTTAATTTCAGCAAACTGTGAATACTGTTCCATAACCCTTGTAGGAAGAACATCATCAATAGTCTGCTCTAAAAGTGAAAATACAGTATTTTTATTCTCTCTATAGAGAGCATAAGTTCCAGCAATTTCTTTAAACTCATTACGGAGTGTATCCTGTAATTCGCTGTAGCCGAACTTCTTATCTCCAAAACTGTAAGCAGTAGGAGCAGAAGGATTTGCACGGGCAACAGTCTTAGCCAAAGAAAGCATATCATTAAACTTTAAAGCCATTTCTATTTCCTCCTATTCCTATTAGTGAACTCTCTGGAGCTTAAGTCCATCTTGTCCATCTGGCATTGTATAAACTTTAACAACTACCCAAATCATACCTGTTGTAGCTGAATTATCTGCCTCAAGCTGAAGAGTATTTGTTGTTGTATTTTTAACAGGTACAAGCTTGTCACCTACTGCATAAGTAACACTGCTACCAGTTTTAACCATGTTTGTTGTCATAATATCGCCAATATTTGTCTTGAAGAGACGAGGGGCAAAACCATCCATTCTATAAGGATATTCAGTATGTACAGGATTTGCTGCAACACCTACATTATCTGCGCCATCTCCATATCCCTGAGTAGCTAAATTAGAAGTTACATAATTCTCACCCTTAGTAACAGTGCCAGTTGTAGGATCTGTATGATTTACACGAATCATTGCAAAATCCTTATAGGATGTTCTCCAGAATGGCTCATATAACTTAATTTCATTAAAAACGAGCATTGGCTCTGCTATGCCAGTAGAATCATCAGCACTAACTTTGCCACTTGCATAATCGTAGTACATAAATTCTCCATTTTGAAGAACATCTACTGCTGTATCAAGTGGAAGACTTGCATAGATCTGTCCAGTTTTCTGCGCAGATAACTGATTAGGCTCTACCTGACCATAGCCATTTCTTGTAAATGCCATAGTTATTATTCCTCCTTAATTATTGCGGTTTCTATTGTCTTCAACTGCTTTTAACCAGGCGGGAAGATTATCACTTTCCGTATCATTAAGATTGTAAGTTAAAGCAGGCTTCTGTTCCGCATCAGAATTATTATTTTCAAATGAAACTTTCTTTCTTACACAAATAACAGAAAGTTTACTTTCAATATCATCTAAGGAATACTTAGATTTATTGTCTATAACATCCTTCTTGTCTTCATCAGATAACATATAAAAAGAAGCAATTAAAGCATCTTTTTCTTTATCTTCTGTGGCATTCTTGAATGCGAGTAATTCCGCATTCTGCTCCTCTAAAGAAGAATATTTTTCTGCAAGTTCATTAAATTGCTGTTCAAGGATAGCGTATTTATCTGCGCCTTCGCCCTCATTTCCATCTAATTCATTCTTAGTTGGCTTTTTCTTACTTTCGTCTTCTTCTTCTTTCTTATCATCTGATTTATCATCAGAATCCTTCTCAGATTCAGAATCCTTATTATCTTCAGGCTTCTTTTCTTCCTCTTCAGTTTTTTTAGTGAACTCTTCTGTATTATCTTGATTTTCAGCGTTTATTTCTGAATTATTTTTGTCCTCGGCATTTTCAAATTTTTCTTCTGCTGTTGCAGGATCAACCGCAGGAGTGTTTTCTACCGAAGGAGTAACTTTTTCAGTCTGAACGCTATTATCCAGATTCTCCATTGAATTTCCTCCTTTATTCTGAAGTGAAAAAGTAAGCTCTTTCAATTCTTTCATCATTGTAAATAAAGTAGATGTAAATTCATCTGATTTAAATGTAAAAGTAGAACTTACTTCTGGAGCGGTTACTGAAGAACCCTCGAAGCAAGGTTCTACATCTTCTCCTAAAATACACAACTTAGAAAATATCGCGTCATTTATTATGAAAAATTCAATACCACGATTATTGTCTGTTGACCAATGACCTTTTAAAGTTTTTTCATCAAGTTCCATTGAATGAGGGCGACCTTCATTTATAACTTTTTGAGCTTCTTTATATTGTTCTGCCCAAAGATAACCCTCACACATTAAATACTCACGAAGTATAGTATTACCAAATTCATCAGTATCTTCAAATTCTTTGAACCATACTTTTGTATCAGTAGGAACAAAACCATAAGGCTTGGTTAAACAATTAAATCGAATACCGTCACCATCAATAACCATCTGGTCACCATGGTCACCAAAGTCTTCCTTGTTTTCACTATAATACCCAACAATAGGAGTTCCAGGAAGAGTTTGCGCCATATCCATAGCCACTTCTTTAGTTATATAACTCCTATTGCGGTTTTCGCCTATATAAAGCACCTTAATTTCACATTTTGAAATTAAAGGATTTATGGCGGTTATATTTATAAACTCAGGAGACTTTATCGTAGCTACACTTATACCACTCATTTTAGTCCTCCTTAATTCATACTCTCTCTATTTTGAATAGTCTTTTCTGATTTTTGGTCATCTGCTAACTCCTTGCGGCCTGCACCCTCTTTAGTATCAGCGGGGTTAGATGAACCGCCGCTTCCCGCAGGATTTCTACCTTGATCTGCTCTTACTCTATTAAGCATATCACTATTCATAGTAGAACTCATAAGCGGAGGAATAAATACATTAACCAAATCAAGTATATCATTTTCAAAGTAAGCATTTGCAAGAATACTACTTTGACTTTGACCTAGTGCAATTTGAGGTAAGAATTTAGAATAACCTAATTGAGTTTGCTCTTTATATAATTTAGCTAATTCTTTATAATTATAAATAGTAGTTGTTAAAATTTGAACTCTAAATTCAATTTTTCTTCTACTTCCATTATAAGGCTCTAATAATTCATTTAAAAACTGTTCAAATTGCAAAAGCATATTATACATAGTCGCTTCATCATTAAGAATTGACTTCTCTAATGCTATATTACCATCTGTATTAAATTGCATTTGAGAAACACCCGCTTCATTATAAAGCTGTCTCTCAACTCGCGCAAGATCATCAGATTGAGTCTCTGCCTTAGAAGCATCCATATCTTCTACCTCAACATCCGCAAATGTTGTTAAAACATCAACTCCTATTGCACGACTAAGCATTTGCACTGCATTGTTATGTAATTGTTGCGCTTCATCAACATCAAATATCAACTCACCATTTTTATCTAAAGGCATCTTCTGCACAACAATTTTTAATAATCTTTGCATAGTTTTCTTTTTATCAAGTGCCTGTGCCTCATCTAAATCAATGATAAGCGGAATAACAGAAATAAAAGCTGGATAATCTTCTCCATTTGCAGTAAATTTAACAGTCATTTCAGGATTTAGTAAATACCAACCATTTGTATCTCCTTGACTGTCCGGTTTCAATTTTCCTTGCTTATATAATATATAACCCTTAGAAAATTCATCTGGAAACATTTTGAGAATTTTCATTCTCATTCCAGTATCACGAAACTGTTCATCAAAGAATTTCATATTAAACTCAACCGCTGGTTTATTGCCATAATTAAATCTACTTCTACAATAGTCTGCGGGAAGCTCTTGGAGCACTATGTTGTCCGCCGTCCGCACTTTATAACCATAATAAGCACCATGTAAAAGTACCTTTAAAGCAATCTCACCCAAAGTTTTTTTAACACCAAATCTATCTAATGTGGTTAAACAACCATAAAAACCTTTAAGCATTTTTTCTTGTTTCATTTCCTTATCATTAACGTAAGGAGTAACAAACCAATCATATCTATACATAAATGCCATATAGCGAATAATACGGGCATAAATACCACTTGTCTTATAAAAGAAATCACTTATCTCCCGCATTGTTTTTAAATCATAGGTATCTATTGCTTGTAATACACTATGCTTATCAGCTAATCTTGGGTTGATTTTCTTTAAATCACCTAATTTAAAAACAGCATCGTCAAGATTTTTAGCACCAATTTTAATTTTATTAAAATCAGTAACATTTATACCTTGAAAACCAGTAGGCTGACTAAAGTTGGCATCTTCTCGACCTGCGATAATATTGAAGCCTTTTGCTTTAATTTCTTCAATTCGATTACGCAATGAGACACCTCCTATTACTCTTCCTATTATTAATTATAACAAAAAATTAGTAAAAAGTCAAATTTTACTAATTTAATGTTTTTATAATTGCCTTAATACCCCGCGGCTCTCATAATATAATCGTAATCCACTAACTGTTCATCCCAATATGGAATACAAATTAATTTTATGCCATGTTCCGCACAATATTTCCTTTTCTGAGTATCATTAAATTTTTGTCGATATAGACCTTTAGCACCACCAAATTTTGATTTAGCTTCATAATGTTGGATACCTTGGTATTCAATTAAAAAATCTATATCTCCATCATCATCAAATACTGCAAAATCAAAGCGGAGAGGCCTCCCGCTGGAAGATACTAAATCAGGAAAAATATATTCTTCTTGATAAGGCAATCCCGCAGCATCTAAGATGTCACAAATTTTAATTTCTCCTCTACTTGATTTCATCTTACTTCTCTCCTTGCTAATTATAATTAAAAATCTACTTATATCTTTTATCAAACTTTGTCCAAACTTTTAAGAAAAAAACATCATATCGGCAATGCTAAACCGCTTCCTCTTTCGTTTTTTATCTTCCTCTTGTTTTATATAATATAAACCATATATAAATGCAGAAAATTTATCTTTTTTAATACTCTTATTACTTTGCTTCAAAATAATATTTACACCTTCATTTTCTTCAACCAAATTTAACATTTGTTCTCTCAATACAGTTGTTAAAGTAAAAGGTAATAAATATTCATTTCTTTTATCTGCATTCATATTCTGCCCAACTTTTGTCGACATTAATTTAGTCTTTGCTGCTTGTTCATCAATAAGGAATTTCACCTTCCCGCTTGACATCTGCGTTTGAGCATAAGAATAAGCTTCTGTGTTTATAGGAGCATTAGCTTTAATCAAATACATTGCATTTTCTTCTACTCCAATACCACGTATCTTTTTATATAACTCCATAGTATCTTCGGCAGTCCCGCCTTCAACTCCAAAAGGTGGCAAGTCATCTCCAGTTTCTGGATCTACTTGTGCTTTTGTCATAAAATCAATAAGACCGACTCCAAGACCATTTGCATCAATAGCAAGAATACGTGCCTTGTATTTATAAAATAATTTCTTTAATTTAATTGCTTGTTGCTCAAAATCTTCTGCTTCATATGTATAAATATTAACTAAAGTCTTTAAATCCGCACCTTGCGGTTGTGGGGTAGATTTAAATACACAAGCCTCTGTGGTACATCCAATTCTACCTACGTCAACTCCAATAACATAATAAGCATTTTTATTGGATCTTCCGCTATATTCATACTCAGGCTGATTTAATACTCTATGTTTATCAAACTTCTCTGCTGAATAGAAAGCATTTTCTACATCACCAGACCAAATAGATCTATATTCACGATCAAATGAATCATCATTATAGGTTCCTTGCAACTTTAATTGGTCCACAAAATCTTCATTCAATAAGCCTTCCTTAACAGGTGTCTCATATGTTCCACCCATAATCATAGCTTGATCTGGATCAATGATTGATGTAATTAAAAGTTCAATTAATTTATTGTAAGCAAAAGAATTTTTCCATCCCGCAGTAGTAATATAAATCTGACTCTTATTAACATTCTCTTCTGGATGACGAGTGCCATCAGGCAACAATCTATCTACGTTAGTAGTAGGAATGATAACTTCATTTAATAAATCACCATCAATAAGCACACACTCTTCCATAAGACCGCCGGTTCGACGCTGACCTCTAGAAGATTGTCTTGCTGCAAGAATATCTATAGTTGAATCATTTTTAAAAACATATTTTACATCATCTTTAGATTTCTTTGAAACACCACGGTCCCAGTTAATTTCATTGTTTAAAGCTGGAATAAGTTTACAAATTTCCTCAACCTTTGCTATTGTGATACTTGCCGCCTGTTCCTTACCGCCTGTTGTAACAAATAAATGAGAACCTGGATATAAAATACATCTTAATATCAGTACCATCATTGATAAAAAAGATTTTGAATACGCACGCGGGAAGGTGGCATAAACATACTTATGTCTCATTACTACCCGCAAAAATATTCTTTGATAGAAATAAAACTGAAATTTATTAGGATTATTATCTTGTAACATAAAATCAACTAATAAATCAGGATATTCCCTATAAAAAGCAATCATATTCCGCAAATAAGGCAATTGATTTTTTAATCGTTCTTCAGATATACCTTGTTTAATGCCTAAATTACGCTCTGAAGAGAGATCTAATAAATTTTGTAAACTCATTTATTATTCCTCCCCATTTTCTAATTGATAATCTTCTTTTTTATCTTCATGAATGGCATCTCTAAAATCTTGAAAATCTTTATCCTCAATTTCAACCTGATCTAAACCACGTCTTCGTGCTTCCTCGCGATCCCGCTTCATCATTTCCATTGCTTCTTTATTAGCTAAATATTGTTCAATCTCTTGTGCTAATGATTTATCTTCATAAATTAAAGATTTATTATAATCTTTCAAATCTCTAATAATAGTATCTACAACATCATGGTCAACCTTAATTTCAAATTTTGGGATTTGTCCGCCTTCTTTTTCACAATAGGCAACAAGTTGACCCACAGAATCTACAAAATCTTCTTTTCCATCCTTATTCTGCGCTTCTGTAAACTTAGCAGATTTCATCATAGCATCATATACACGAGATAATTTTTGGTATGTATCCACATCCCCGCAGTCTATAGCTTGATTCATTTTTAAAGAAGTTTTACAAATCATTTTAAGTGTATCAATACGCGCAGCTCCTTGAATATCAAAAGTATTCATAAATTCAGTATATAACTGTTCAAGAGCAACCCATTCATCTGCATGATACAACCTTCCCCATTTCATAGCGAGATAAATTTTATCTTCATTAGTTAAATCAGCGCCTACGTCAACCAATTCAACTTGTTCAAAATCACTATTTGCGGGGTAGGGATTTGGAGCCCCGCCAGATCTAATTTCAGTAGGATTGGAAAAATCTATCTTGGGTTCAGGGGCATGGATCTCCGCATATGTCTGATATTGAGCTTCTGAAATTTCACCTCTTTTATAGGCTTCTTTCATTTCTTCTATCTTTTGCTTTTGTATTTCATCAGGTTCACCCAATTCCCGCCTATTCTGCTCGGCTCTTGCTTGTAATTCTTCGGTATCAGCCCAACCATATTTATTCCATTGCTTTAATTTCATTTTTGACAAATATTTACCAAAAACACTCATACCTGTCATTTTATATGGATCCTTTTGATATGCTCTATCTCGAAGCACATTCCATTCCGCTTCTATATAAGGAACATCAAATTTTTCGAGCAACCACATATATGTATCAGGCTCAAAATTATTTACATGCATGGTGAGACAACTTTTGCACAATTCACATTTAGACCCATTTTTATAGGTATAGAAATTGGTATCTGCCATCGTCCGTCCGCATTTAGAGCAGTATTGTTGTTGTGCCATTTAACCTCACTCCTTTATTTACTTTTTCTACCTTTGTTTCTACATTCTTTACAAATAGAATAAAATCCATCTTTACTGGTATTATTTTTAGAAAAAAATCTATTATGAGCTAATTTAATTTGACCACAACGAGAGCATCTTTTCCATTTTCCTTTTGTTTCAAATGTAAAATGCCATTCTAACCAATTGTCTTTTGCTTGGTCGCAAATTAATTTTGGTATTTTATTTCTCCATAATGCTGAAATATATTCAACACTATGTTTAATACCATATTTATTTAAAAGTAATTGTTGAATTTCTGCATTCTGTTTACCATCAATTTTATAAATTAATAAATCATAATAAAGCGGATGTTTTTCTTTTAATGCTTTATTAATAATATTTTCTAAATCAATAAGCATCCACCGCATATCTGAATCAAACTTATTCCAAGTATCTTCTTTTAATACTGAATAATTACAAAGTAAAGCAACTATATGAGCAGGTTCAAATAAATTAACTATACCTGAACTATGTACTTCACCTTCCGCATCAACCCAAACATTTTC